GAGGAAGCCGCCGAGCGCGAGCATCAGGCCAAGCTCGGCGAGATCCAGCGCGAGGGCGCGCAGGAAGCCCTAGCCGAGCTGAAGTCGAACCTGGACACCCAGAAGTCGATCCGCGAGGCCAACGCCCGCACCGCCGAGACCACCATCGACACCGGGGCCAAGTCCAACCCGATCCTCGGCGAGGTGCAGGCCGCGGCGCAGATCATGGCCCTTCACCAGAAGATGAACGCCGACGAGCTGGCCGAGGAAACCCAGCTGCACGCGGCCAAGGATGCGATCCTGGCCGACGAGGTCTCGGCCGCGGCGAAGGCCTTCGGCACGGAGTCCTCGGAATACGCCAAGGCGGTCGACTCCAAGAAGCTCGCCGACCTGGAATGGGCCAATCAGCTGAAGGTGCTGTCCAGCCAGGCCGCCAACCAGCAGATCGCCGACCAGCAGAAGATCGCCAGCGCCTGGCATTCGACGATCGACCCCATGGTCTCCACCGTGGGCGCGCAGTTCAAGGGACTGATCACCGGCACCGAGACGTGGAACCAGGCGATCCTGCGGATCGGCGACGAGGCGCTGAACCTGGTGATCCAGGCCGTCGAGAAGATGGCCGAGCAATGGATCGTCTCCATGATCACGGGCAAGGCGGCGCAGAGCACCGTCGCCGCCGGCCAGGTCGCGTCCTACGCGGGTATCGCCGGCGCGGCCGGTGTCGCCTCCATGGCGGGCGCGCCCTGGCCGCTCGACATGACGGCGCCGGCCTTCGGCGCGTCGATGTCGGCGGCGGCCCTGGCCTTCACGGGCATGGCCTCGCTGGCGGTGGGTACGAACCGGGTTCCGCGCGACATGGTCGCCCAGATCCACGCCGACGAGCGCGTGATCCCGGCCGCCGACAATCGGCAGATGATGTCCCTGATGCAGGCCGGCGCCGGCGCCCACGGCGGCGCGGGCGGCTCCGGCGGCGGCCAGCGCCCGATCAACATGAACATCACCGCCAACGATTCCCGAGACGTGTCGCGCACCTTCACCTCGTCCCGCGGTCAGCGGATGCTGGCCAAGGCCATCAAGCGCGCCGGCGGCTAAGACGCCCAAAAACGGTCGTCATCCCGCACCCGCAAGGGCGGCGAGGCCAACCCCGCAGGGCGTTCCGGGGTGACGACAGACTTAGGAGGCGCACCTTGGTTTATCGTCAGCGCGCCTTCGCATGAGCGGCCTGTATCTGCCGACCGTGTGGGTGGTGCCGTCGGGCACGCTCACCACCGACCCGAACGTGTTCCCGTTCCTGAGGGGGCAGAAGTTCCTCGCGCTCAAGGGGCCGAGCTGGGACACGATCGTCAAGCAGGCGGCGTCGCGGCGGCAGGTGCGCTGCTCGCTGCAGGCCGCGCCGGTGTGGAAGTTCAAGGTCCGCTATGGCGTGATCGAGGACCAGCCCCTGGCGGTCGATCTCCAGTGGCTGTGGGCCTTCTTCAACACCCGCAACGGCCAGCAGGGCGAGTTCTTCTATAACGACCCGGCCGACAACACCGTCTCGGACGTGCAGGTCGGCGTCGGCGACGGCGTGACCACCACCTATCAGCTGCAGCGGATCGGCGGCGTCGGCACGCCCTCCGCCTTCATGGAGCCGGTGCGCGGCCTGAATGGCGCGCCGATCGTGTCGGTGGCCGGGGCGCCGACAACCGCCTTCACCGTCAATCCGTATGGCACGATCACCTTCAACACCGCGCCGGCCGAGGGCGCGGCGATCAGCTGGTCGGGGCAGTTTTTCTTCCTCTGCCACTTCACCGACGACGACCTGACCCCGCAGCAGCTCTATCAGTCGCTGTGGTCGCTGGACGGGCTCGAGTTCGAGAGCCTGGTCTAGTGAAGGACGCCACCGACGTCCTGCTGAACTTCCTCGCCAACGCCACCCAGTATGTGCGCGTGGACCTGTACACCCTGACGCTGAACGGCGGCGGCGCGCTGCGCTGGTCGTCATCGTCGATCCCGATCACCGCCAAAGTGGGCGGCGTGACCAACACCTGGAACGTCGGGCCGCCGATCCAGGATGGCGGCGTGCAGTCCACGCGTGGGGCTGGCGGAGCCTCGGTCGACCTGAAGATCTTCGGCGGCGCGCCCGGCGGCTACACCATCGGCGGCGAGGACGTGCTCGACTGGATCGACGGCCTCGGCCTCGCCGGCGCGACCCTGCGCATCGACCGCGGGTTCGCCGCCAGCTGGCGGCAGATGCTGGCCACGGGCCCGGTCGGCACCTTCTGCCGCGGCCAGTTCCTGTTGCCGGAGATCAAGGATCTCGGCGTCACCGAAGCGACGGTCGCCTTCAAGTCGCCGCTGGCGCTCTTGAACCAGACCTTCCCGTTCGAGATGTACCAGCTCAGCTGCCTGAACGTGTTCGGCGACGCCAACTGCGGCGTCGACGTCACGGCGCTGACGGTGTCGGGCGTGGTCTCCACCGCCGGCGTGTCCTCGACCGAAACCCTCTTCGGCTCGAACCTGACCCAGGCCGACGCCTATTTCAGCCTCGGCGTCGTCACCTTCACCTCGGGCGCCAACCAGGGCGTGGCGCGCACGGTCAAGACCTACCTCAATGCCGAAGGTCAGGTGACGGTCAGCGCGCCGTTCCCGAATCCGCCGGCCAACGGCGACGCCTTCACCATCTCGCCGGGCTGCTCGCTGGCGTTCAGCTCCACCAACCCGAACGGCTGCACCCAATGGCAGGGCTCGGCCGAGGAAGCCGACCTGCGCTATCGCGGCTTCCTGTTCGTCCCGCCGCCGTACACGGGGCTGCCGACATGAGGCCGGACAACGCCGAAGAGCGCGCCGCCGTCGTCGCCGAGGCCTCGAGCTGGCTGCGCACGCCCTATCACCACCATGGCCGCGTCAAGGGTGTCGGCGCGGATTGCGCGCAGATGCCGCTGGCCGTGTTCGAGGCGGCGGGAATCATCCCGCCGACCGACGTCGGTCCCTATTCGCCGCAGTGGCATCTGCACCACAGCGAGGAGCGCTACCTCGGCTGGATCCTCAAGTTCGCCCGTGAGATCGAGCCGGCGACCGTCGGCCTCGGCGACTTCCTGGTCTGGCGCTTCGGCCGCACCTTCAGCCACGGCGGCATCGTCACGGGGGTGGCGCCGCTGACTGTGGTCCACGCCCTGGCCCGGGCGCGCATGGTCACCGTCGACCATGTCGCGCTGCACAGCGAACTCAGCCGCCGGCCGATGCGGGCGTTCTCGCCCTGGGGAACCCCATGAGCGGCCCGCAGTCGTCACAGATCAAGTACGACGGCGTCCTGGTCCAGTCGTCGATGCTAGGGATCTCGGTCCCGATGTTCTGGGGCACGACCAAGCTCAGCTGCAACCTGGTCGACTACCTCGATTTCCAGCAGCATAAGCAGAACACCGGCGGCAAGGGCGGCGCGCCGACCACCTACACCTACTCGGCGACGCTGGTGCTGATCATCGGCCAGGACGGCGGCGGCGAGGCCATCGCCGGCGTGCGGACGATCTGGCGGGATTCGACCTACTATATCGAGACGCCGGCCGGCTCGAAGATCGTCAACGGCGAGACCGTGACGATCAGCGCCAAGTCGGCGCTGCAGAACTCCAGCCTGTCGGTGCTGATGACCGGCGCCATCGGCCAGGCGCCGTGGGACTATCTGTCGACCGCGCACCCGACCCACGCGATCGGCTATTCGGGCTTCATCTACGCCGGCGGCGAGAACTTCCCGCTCAACACCTCGGCCACGCCGCCGAACTTCAACTTCGAATGCCAATCCTCAGTCCGCTCGATCATCGGCGGGGTGCAGAGCGACGACGCCCTGCCCGACGCGATCCTGTCGACCTTCCTGCCACGGGTGCAGCGCTGGCCGGTGAGCTGGCCCGGCGGCGCCATCGGCGACCTGACCGACTACAGCGCCTATTGCACGGCCCAGGGCCTGTGGCTGTCGCCGGTGGCCGATTCCGGCGGCCAGGCCTCGGACCTGTTCACCCAGATCCTGCAGGCCTCGAACTCCGACTGTTTCTGCGCCGACGGCCTGGTGCAGGTCGTCCCCTACGGCGACACGCCGATCAGCGCCAACGGGGTCAGC